TGACCAGAAAGCGCCTAGATACGACCAGATCTGGTACAGAGACTGCATTTTGCTAGGCAACTGCCGGCATCACGGTTAGATGATTGTTGTAATGACCAGTCAGCGCATAACTCTTGGCAGGGGTTGAACTCATGAGATGAAAAACCATCTGCCCAATCTTCAAGCCAGGGTAAAGCGGGATGGGATGAAGCCTGCGCTCATTTTTTAATTCAAGTGTCAATCGGCTTCCATGCCAGCCTGGATCGCACCAGCCAGCAAGCATGTGACCGTAAAAATCACGGGCACGGCTTGATTTGAGTACAAATTGCGCGCTGATGTCTTCTGGAAGATTGAAGAGCTCAATAGTCTCAGCCAAGCAAATCTCGCCGGGCAGGAGAAAGTAGGGATCATCTGCCGTCTTGGTGGAGATGTCGATTCGCATGAGCTCTGGCGTCTCGATCACCTCCATCATCAGGTGATTACCTAGACGGACATCAAGGCTCGCAGGATTGACCAGGTCTGGCTCAAAAGGAGTGACCATCTGACTGCCCTCGCAACGCGCGCGGATTTCCCAATCGCTCAGGACAGCCATAAACGGGTCAAAAAGTCAGCCTACTCGTCATCAACAAGGATGGCCCATCCACTGGGACGGCCTTCGACCTGCCACCGCTGCCTAAAAGCAGCCCGAGGAATCTTGATTCCTTTGCCGCCATATCGGCTGTAATGACCACCTCTTTCGATATCTGGCGAACCCATTGGGTCGTTCATCACCCAGATGCTGTCTGGAGAATTCAGCCCTTCGTAGCCGATGATGACGCTCCAATGACCGCAGTTGGAATCACCGCAAACCGGTGCTTCACCTGAGCTGATATTTCCGTGATGCAGCCAACCGACAAGCACTGGCCTGCCAGCTGCAATCTCAGCTTCCACCAGCTCGTCATCGGCATCCATCCTGAATTCAGCCTTAAGACCCAGCGCCCTCAAGGCTTTTACATGCGCATGGACTGAAGTCGTGCCGCCAAACCTTTCTCTGACAGCCTTGTATGCCTCATAGCTGTCTACCTTCTTGTAGGAAGCGGCAACCATGGCAGCTGCTGCAGTGAAACACATCCGATACCCAAGGCCGGATCTGTCATCCATTTGATGGAAGTACGGAACCAGCACTTCTTGCGCGATCCCTGAGGCCTTCCATGCTTCGTACCAAGCAGCGTCTTCTTGCAAGAGCTCCTTGGGGATTGAGTCTTCTAGCTCTTTGATCGCGGCATTTTGGTGAGGGGTATTGCGATACCACTGAAAGAAGGGGAGCAGTGCCAGTGCCATTGGAATCGCAAAGACTCTCTTCATTTCGACAATGATGGCGCGAAGCAGCTTTTATGACCATCCATGAAGCCAATCCAATAGAAGCCAACTGCAAAAGGGCTCAGTGACAGGAAGGCTGAGCCCACCGTTAGAAAGGCGACGATGACCAGCATCGTCATCCTTTTCACTTGTCAGTTCGGCGAGCAGGGAAAAGATTTGCCTCGACGAAGTCCACGACTTTGTCGTCGACCGTATTTTCTGTCTGCTTGGAGTAAGCGCGCAGAAGGTCCAAGACGAGATCTTTGACGCTGTCAGACTTAAGGAATCTGAACAGAATCGGCTTGATTAAAAACAGCATCACCTGTCGGCAAACGAAAAAAGTCTAGTTCCTATCTGAGTGACCTTCCAGTCGTGCCACTGATCGCTCCAAGTCACTCAACCTTGAAAAGACTTCGACGTCACGGCTCTTGATGTCGGAATGCAGGACATTGAGCCTGAGCGACAGGTTGTCGACTGCTTCTGTTAGACGTACCAAGGACTCGCGGCTTTGTTGTCCTTGTTTACTTATCCCAGTCGCTCCAAGGCCCGCGACTGTAATTGACGCACCAGCGACGGCAGCCCAGACTTCAACCATGCCTTCGACCTCAGCACTGAAGCATCATGCCAGATCCACAAGAGAATCATGAAAAAGAAGGGGTGTCCGTTGCAGACCTAGTGAAATGCGCTGTTTTGGTTTGGAGCGCGACACTTCTGACCGTCTCATATTTGGGATTTTTCCCTCAAATGAAGATGGACAATACGTTCGTGGCCAGCTTGCTGACTGGTGCCATGGCGTCGTTCGGCATTGAGCGCAAAGCTGGTAACGGAAATACCCCTAAAAAACAAACGCCTAAAATCAACTCGAATGAGCCTTCCAGATGAAACGCCTTTTACTCTTGGCATCAGTTTTGGCTTTTGCTCCTGCAGCCAACGCTGATATCACCCACAAGATTCAGTCCTCGATTTCGTTGACTGTCGATGGTGCAGCATCCGCCGCCAAGCGAATTGGCAGCGCTTATAGCGTTACTGGTAACAACATCACCCTTGACACTGCTGGCGGACTAGGCGCGTTAACCGCAGGTAGTGCAGTTGGTTACACGGCTGCTTCGTACAGCGTGACGACTGCTGGCGATGCATTCAGCTTTACCGAGAATTTCTTGGAAGGCGACGCGACACCTAGCGCCACAACCGTGACCAGTGGAGTGGTGGGTTCACTGCCAATGCTGGGTGACACCACTACCACTTCTGGTGGAGTGGCCGGCTCTCTTGCAGGCACGATCGCATCTGATCATGCGCTGACCATTACTGCTGGCGGAGCAGGCACCTCGGCAATTGGCCAGATTGTCACGGAGCTGAGCATCGACTGATGAAAGCCCTGTCCTTTGGGGCCTTAGTGCTGACTGGCGGAGCTGTCTTGATGGCCTCGCCAGTTATCGCCGCACCAGTGATCCCTAATTTCACGACTGGCAGCATGACCAGTCACACCGAGACCACTAGCAAGGTCACAGAAACGATTGTCAGTGAGTCCTACGGGACAGGCTGGGAATACACAGTCACTGGTACAAACGTTCAGCATGATGGGACTTCTTTGACCCCTGGAACTACAACCGTTAATTCATGGACAGGGCTAGACACGACTGCCAAGCCGAACTGGACCATCGTGGTTCCGGGAGACAGTTTTCAGTTCAGCGAAACGTACTCTGGCCCTGGCCTCGCAAACATAACCACTATTCAAAAGGTCACCGAAATCCAGCAAATTACGGACACTATCTCTACTTTCTCGCAGTAGTGCTCGCTGTCCCCGCAAACGCGGAGACGATTGGTGGTGTGTCTGCGACTGCATCGCCAACTGCGACATCTTCAGGCTCGGTGACCAACCAAGCTGTGATGATCGCCCCGTCACAGGCTTTTACCTCTTCATACGGCAATGGTATTCAGTGCCAAGGTCCAACATTGACAGTGACGCCCTATGTCAACCGATCCAAGTCATGGCAGTTTCCTTATGAAGCTAGTTATGACGATCATGTATACGACATTTCTGATTTGGATAATGACGGGCTTCTCGACAATCCGGGAAAAGTCTTATATTCCATGCCCACGAGGACAGGCCAAAAAGACAGTCACAATTGGTCAGGCGGAATTTCCGTGCAGGCAACAATCCCATTAGATGGCGGACTACAAGAGCGCTGCAAAGAGATGATTGATGCGAACATTAAGCTGCATAAACAGGCGGCCGAAACGAAACGACTAGAGTACGAAATTGCCAGGCTTAAAAACTGCGGAGAGCTCAAGCTCAAGGGTATTCAGTTTCACCCCAAGTCTCCCTATTACGCGGTCTGTGCCGACGTAATTGTGACGCCAAAGCCTGGGCAGGTACTACCTCATCGGCACGCTATTTCCGCAGTCGGCGCTGAGCCTGTCTCCTCTCAAAAACGCTAATTGGCTTAGTTGGGCGACCCAAGGCTTTTTGGGCTTTCTTGACTGCTGTCTTCATCGCGGGCTTGATTAATTTCAGCAGAAAAGGGGTTGCCACGCCAGCCGTGACACCAACAGCAGCCGTGATGCCAACAGTCGTTACTTGTGGAAGACTCGGAATCGCAGCTATAACTTGCTCAGAAAGAGGAATCTCTTCGTACAGGACAATGCACTTACCTTCTTGAATCTCGTAACCCGAAATTCTTTTTTCTCCACCTTGCACAAGCGTTCCAACTTCTTTGGCGCGCAGTGGAGGGCACCGCACATCCTGGTCCGTGGGCGATTTTGTGTTGGTAAAATCCAGCGGCAGCTTCGCTGGGCCTGTTGGTGTTTCAGAAGAAGATTCTGAAGAGTCAGTCGCCTTGGAGCCAGTCCGGCTACGAGCCTTGGGCAGAGTCAACTTTGGGACTACTGGCTCGACAGGTGTCGCATTCTCGTTGTAGTCGCTTGCCTTAAACGAAGGCATGCTTATGACTGGCACTCCGATATCAACAGTGACCGGCGGCGCCTTTGGGATAGAAAGAGCTGGGGACTGAACCCAGACCCGTCCAACCCCAACAGAAGGTATCTCAGGCATCAGCCTTGATTCGTTCAATCAAGCGACGCAAATACCACTCAGCCTTTTGAGCGTCCTGCAGCGAGCTCTCTTTGTGCCACATTCGCAGCAAATACTTCAATGACTGTCCCTGCAAATAGGCGCTCACCACATCAGATGAGCCCTGCATCGCATCTTCGATCACCTCGATCGCTTCAATGCGTCCTTGCGTGTAGTGAGAGGGCGAGTGGACCTGATCAGGCATTAAAAAGGAATTGCAGGACCAGTCTTGCTTGGCATTAGCTCTTTCACTTGGCCAGGCATTGCGTCGGTGACCGAGCTTTCGATCTTGTCGAACAGCATCGTGGTCAGTCGAACCTCAATTTCACTGACTACCTTTTGCGCCATCGCAGGGCCACGAACCGCTGCAAACACAAAAATTCCACTGTTAGCCAGTGCTAGCAGGAAACCGCCGATGGCAAGGACGTTGATGGTTTTTTGCATGACAAGAAAAAACCCTCTTGGCGGTGTGAGGAACCAAGAGGGCTGTGCTTCTCCTTCGCGACTAAAGGATAATCAGAATTTGAACTTTCCGCCAACCTTCAGGCCATAGCCGGCATCAGCATCGTCGTATTTTGCGACAGACACCTCGCCATACAGGTCGAAGTTTTCGGACACAGGGGCCGAAACGCCAGTCTTGGCAGAGAAGCCGACTTCAGCTTCGCCGCCGTCAGGCATCAGGACGCTGGGGCCACCTTGGATATACCAAGAGCCTTGCTCGTAGCCGAAATGTCCATCAAGCACGCTGCCGCCATAGTTCGAGCCAGCCCAGCCAGCATTGAACTCAGGATTCAGGTAAAAATTGTCGGCGAACGCAGGAGTGGCCAGCGCAGCTACGGAAGCGGCGGCACCACTCGCAATCAGAGCTTTGAACATCTTGGGTAAAACTAAGATTTTCCCTGGCCACGATATCTCTTTTTGCCTCTTTTGGCTTTGGAGTTTGTGCCATTACCTTGTCTGGTCCGTTTGGGCTTTCCTGGAACAAAGTTTTTGCCGCTAAGTGATTTCGCCATCAGCCAAGGAAATTGATGTACTTGAAATGAAGGCCGGTGTACAACCCATGCATCTCGTGCTTGGGATCGTCACGCTGGTCATACAGGTAAAGCTCTTCGATCCAGCGCTGACGATTGGACATTGCCTCAATGTCCTCCGCGCCAAACTTTCCGGGAATCATTGGATCAGGACGGCTTGCCATGATTAAGCTTCCAACATTGCGTTGCCACGAGTGATGGCATCAGTCAAAGGCGTCAAATCCTTGTCGCCCCAGTCGGTCAACGGGACATAAAGCTCGAGGTGCTCAACGTTGCGACGAATGTCGTCGATGTCGTCTTCAGTGCGAAGCGCTGCATCAATCGCCTCAACGCCATCAATGACGCCAACACTGTCCAAACAGGCGCTGTAGTCCTGCTCAACAGTCTCGGTGTTTCGTGGGAACTGCATTGATTTAAGGGGCGACGGGCCACGTCACATCACTTGGGAAGCCTACTTGCTGCGGCAAATCCCGCAAAGCTTGTCGGTAAGTTGCCCAAGCGGTTTTGTCCACAGGGCTGTCGGCAAGCTGCGTCCAGTCGGATTCAACGAGCAGCCGGTTTCTATCTGCTCGCACCTGTTGTGCTTGTTGATCTGCTGCAATCGCAAGCTCCCTGTCGCTGTAGGCGATGACGCTCCAGGTCTGCTGCCATTGCCCATCAGCTAATACAGGCGATCCTTCCTCTAGAAAATGCGTTGCCTCGTCATAAGTCGGAGGATTTACTGCAAGCACTGGAAATACATTCCAAGCCTCTGGCTCGCTCAAGTCAGTCAGCTTTTTCGGGAAAGATACGTTGGGGTGCTTCCTTTTCAGAGTGTTGATGTCGAGGGGGTAAACCTCAATTTGGCCGTCTTCTACATAAGCGAACATTTGTGACCCTCCTTAAGAGAACGCTGAATAGGAAGTGCTGCCGTCGGAATCGCTGAACGATGACACGTTAGAAGTGTAGTTTGTCGGTGTCGTTTGGGTACTGTTAGCGGTAACAGCATTGGTGCCAGTGTTGCTGTATCCGGTATAAGTGTTTACCGCAAACCGAGAGTTCCCATCATCAAGAGCCTTAAATTCAAAAGTGTATGATCCATCTGTCAGCGTCGTCTCCGTACCGTCCCGCGGCAATGCTGCAAAAAAATAACTATATCCATATGGGGAGGTGTGCCTTATCCTGACCGTTACAAAAAAGAAAGGGTCGTCTGCATCGCTGTCGCCTGAAACCGCTATATCATATGTGGTGCAGCTCGCAGACGTACTTGTGGTCGTGTAATCCGAAGTGAGAACTCGCTCCCACTCAACAGTCCCGTCAGGGGCAACTTTTATCATCTTTGGTCCCCATTCAGGCGTTGTTTGATTCACCTCGTTCCTGTCATTGCACATGAAGTACACATTGTCGCTTGAATCCATGGCGAATTCAGGGCCAATGTTTGTTTGTGCGCTCTCAAGTTTGTAAGTCAATTGGACTGATGTGCCTTCAACTGCCCCGGTTGAAGCGTTAAGTCGAGTAATGACTGGAGACTGAGTAGCGGACGTGCTTGTGTCGCTTTCGGCAAGTCGGTTGTTTACATAGGCAATGTGTCCATTGCTGTCATATCCAAGGGTATGGAAGGTGTTGGCAATTAGACTAGTCGTGCCGCTAGCGCTTAACTCCTGCCTCCAAGTGGTTTTTGCTCCAGTGCTCATATTGATGTAGCAATACTTTCGCTTGTTGTAGCCGATCATAGGAATCAAAGTATTGCTGCCTATGTTGTTCACCATCGGTTGATAACCATCATATGTAGATGATTGAGCTATTGTCCATTGCAATGTGCCTGAACTGTTGTAGCCCTGCATGAACCATTTATCGGCACTTTCATAGCAAATTGCATAATTTCCCGAGCTGTCCTGACACATCCCGTAGATTAGTAGATACATACTGCTGGTAGCACTGTCAAAATCTGCCTCTTGGTTCGGCAAAAAAGTCGAAACATGTGCCCCAGTCGATAAGTTAATTGTGTGATAAAGATTAAAATAAAGGAAAAGATAAGGGTTCGTGTAGAGCCATGTGCCGGACTTGTAGCAAACCGCCCTATTCGAGGAAAGAATCAGCGGTCTGTGCCCATTTCTTATCCCGCCAAAGCTAGGATTATCGGTTCCTCTGGTTGTATGAGTAAGAGTCAGCCCACTGTAATCTTTGGACCATTTTATTCCGCTGCCGTCTCTTTCGACGGAAACAATACGGTTGTAGCCGCCATCAAGCAAAATCGCATCATTATATGTATCGAAAACGATTTTCGGATTGGTTACGTTCAGAGCCCACATCCCCCAAGCGCCTGATGTGCCAGCAGCAGCAGAGTTTCCAGCTGCAGCCCGTAGAAAGCGATACCTCATGCCACATCCCCGACATGTGCGCCGTATAGCGTAGTGCTAACCTTCCAAAGCTCTACAACGCTGTAGCCACTTGTTGCGAGAGTAGGAGCACTGCCGCCGACCCATGTCATTGTCGGCCAAGTTACGGTGTATCCCGTGCCATCATCAATCATTACCGTTACCGATTCACCGGCAGATAATGACTCTGTAAAAGTCGTGTTTGCAGTCAAGGTTTTGGTCTGAATTGCCCCATTTGCCGGGTCAATTGCCGTACCAGTCAGGTTGTAAACCGTTTCGGTATAGGCATCGGCAGAGACTTGCCCCCCGCTAACCTCAAAGCTGACGCCAGGAACTCGGAGCTTGGTGATGCTTGCGTTGCCAAGAGTTATCTCGTTGCTAACAGTCGCAGAACTTGGCTCAGCGCCATTGCCGATGATGGTATTGTTCCCTCCGGAGGTTAATGTGTAGCCAGCCTGATAACCGGCAAAAGTGTTATTAGCGCCTGTGCATTTGTAGCCAGCCTGATAACCTATAGCTGTCGCATTTGATGGGTTTGTGCCGTCACGCAAGCAAAGATACCCAATAGCAGTGTTGTAGCTGCTTGTAGTTATACCTCTTCCCGCCTGCGCACCCAGCGTTGTGTTATAGCCACCTGTCGTAAGAGAGTCTAGACTAAACCTGCCGACGGATGTATTGTAAACTCCTGTCGTTGCTACCTGTAGGGAAATATCCCCCACGGCAGTATTACTATGCCCAGTTGTATTAGAGCTTAAGGCTAACTTACCAATCGCAGTGTTAAGAGAACCACTTGTAGTCGCATTTAGAGCGTTATAGCCAAGAGCTATATTGGCGTTAGATGTGCCATCATCATTAGCAAGCGCACCTTCTCCAAGACCAATGGAATAGCCTGAGCCTGAGCTGTATGTAACCGCATCACTGAGGTCATCTATTGCGGACGCACCGCCACCAGCGCCAACTTCAACAACTGATCCGCCGTCTGTTTTGGTAAAAACGCCGCCATCAGTTGTATTGATGGCAAGTTCACCTACAACAAGATCGCCAGCAGCGGGATCAGTCGTTCCGCGCTTCTGCTTGATTGTGTTTGCCATCGGTCAGACTCAGTAGGTTCCACCGTCGATCTCGAAGCCGCTAGTCGTTCCGTCTTCGAGGAAAGTCACCAAGTCAGACAAGGCAACCTGAACCATTGTGCCGCCATCGTTGATGACCATCCGATCAGCAGTCGCCAAAGTTGTAGCAGTAGCAGTAGTGTTGCCGTCAACAATGTTCAGCTCAGCGGTCGTGGATGTAATCCCATCCAGAACGTTAATCTCGGACGCTGTTGCTGTAACACCGTCAAGGATGTTCAGCTCAGCGGTGGTGACAGTTGCACCGTCGAGAATCCCAATCTCGGTAGAGGTCAGCGCAGCCAGCGCAGTTGCAGCGCCGGTTTGCATACTCGACAGTGTGGACAGGTCGTCGGCAAACGCTTGAACGTTGGTTCCGATTGCAAGACCAAGGTTGGTGCGTGCGCCTGCCGAGCTATTAGAGCCTGTGCCGCCATCTGCGACTGCAAGAGTTCCAGTGATGCTGGAAGCGCTGAGGTCAACAGCGATCTCGGCGCTTTCAATGACCAAACCGCCATTGGCCTTTAAGTCCGCAGAAATCGTCGAACCAGATTTCTCAAGACCGTCACCTGCTGTGATCGCACCTGCACCCGAAAACTGAGTAAAGCTCAGCGATGTAGTGCCAACGGTGATCGAGCCATCAGTTGTCAGGACGTAGCCCTGATCTTGATTAGTCGTACCCTGCTCGACAAAAACAAACGCGCCAGGCGTCACATTGTCGGAGGAATCAAAATCGCTAGAGCGAGACCAAGCGCCAGACTTGCAATCGTAAATCCCGTTTTCAGAGCCAGTGCTTTGGTTTTTGACCAGCACCCGCTCATCAGCGGAAACTGCAACGCCGTCAATCGTTTGCGTACCAGAAAGCGTGATGTTTGCCGTGGTGGCAACCTTCACCGAGTCCTTGACATCAAGACCAGTCTTGACTGCATCGACGTAAGCCTTGGTCGCTGCATCCTGAGCATCCGTCGGATCGGCAACGCTGGTCAGCTTGTTGTTGTTGAGTGAAACGTCGGCTGTAGGAGCCGCCAGCTGATCTAAACGATTTGCTTGGACCCCAGTATCAAAGTCACTAATTTGGGTGTGAAGGATGCTAGGGATGTCTGCCGCAACCAGCGCCCGGAAAGTTGGGTTGGCGTCGGATCCTGTCGTAGGACCAGCCAGAACAGCGTTTGCAGCCCTTGTATCAGTCTTGCTGAAGAACGCGCCAGAGCCGCCAACAGTGATGATCGAGCTGGCAGTTCCGTCGCCGTTATCGCCGTAACCGTAGTAAAGCTTTAGGTCGCCTGTGTTCTCGTTAAACGCCAACTCCGAAGGAGCCAGCGTAGACGGCGCACCAGCACTGCCAGTAGACGACCTCTTCTTAATGCGGATGGTGTTTGCCATGGCTTAAAAATCCCCTCCAGTGACGAGGGTCGAGGTGGTCCAAGTAGTGTCAGCCTTAAATTTACCGGCGGCAGAGTCGTAGTAAACAACTGACCCGTTCACTTTAGCCGTTTCATCCAGTTCAATTCCCTTGGCACCCTGAGGACCTGCAGTGCTGACCGAAACCACGTTGGTGACACGATCTTTGACGACCGTTGTCTTTCCATCGGTAGTGACATTGACTGTCGTCATGGCGCTGTGTACCCCTGGCTGACAGAGATGCTGCCCTCAAGGTAGTACTCACGAGTGCCGCTGCCGTCTTCCAGTAAAACGTCGTAGTGCAAGGAGTCAGGGAAGAGGGAAGTCTGAGTATCAGTCAGGCTGATTGTGACTTGGCCATTGGCGCGGTCTGTGTAAGTAACTCCAAAATCGGCGTACTTCTTTTTGCGCCCTAAGTCCCAAGCCTGTGCGTAAACCGTGTAGCCCGTCAGGTCAATAGCGGAATCGGTGCTGTCCTTAAACTGCAGCAGCACGCTGTAGTCAGCCCTGCGCTGAAGAGTGACGTTATACGTCCCAGGTTGAACGCCCATAAAGCACCTCCT